TGTTGATTAAATCATTACGTAGTGTGTTCATCACACCACCCCCTCTTAAGTATATTTTACCATATAAGAGGAGCTATGTGAAGAAAGTTCGGGTATATCAACTGTTTAACTGACTATCACCATGATTAATGGAGGTGGAAAAGATGGATTTAGCCAAATTACACGACGATGCACTTGATTATGAAAACGATATTGAAATGGATGTTGAAATGTTGTGTGAAGTACGCATGAGGATGTACAGCAAGAGGGATTGCAGGATACTGGAAGAAATACTGCCGGCGCTTAATGCCCTTGTGCATGACATTGATGCATACAGGACTTGGGTTATGAAGCAGCGGGATGGATTAAAGTTAGAGGCAGAGCAGGTGGAGCAACTGGATGATGTTGCCCTTTTGTCAGATTATCATTGTGAGTGTGGCATGGCAATTGACGACGGATGGAAGTGTTGCCCTGGGTGCGGAAGGCGGCTGGTGTGTTCCAATAGAGAAAGCGGGTGGCTCGTAAAATTCAATGATGGCCGCAAGATGATTATGTCAGAAGACGCATATAAAAGGTTTGCGGATGGACGAAAAAGGGATTACACGGTGGAGCACTGGTTTAAGTTGAATGATGCCATTGCAAAAAATCCCGGTGTAGAAATTTTGGTGATGTAAAATAATTTTAGGAGGGGCGAAAGATGGTTTTGCTAACAGAAAAAGAAGCGGAGGAATTAGAACGCTTTCGCAAAAGGCGGCAGCATTTTGGCGGTGATCTGAAAATTGCCAACATACACAATCTGCCAAGCTCTTACCCGGAAATGTATAAAAGGGTTTTCGGGACAGAATCAACGGAAAACTGCCTTTTCGGGCGGCCTTGGTATTCCGACAAAAATGATAACGTAATCAAGCTGTACGAAACGGCATTGTCTGATGGTTATGAGATAGGGGAAAATTAATGTGCATTAGTGCAGAAGGGAGCAATATGAAAATAAAAAGAAAAAACTGGTTTCAACAATTATTTTGCAAACATGATTATCAGTGGTTCCAAAAGCCTTCAAATTCTCAATTTAGGATAATTTCTGGCGAGGCAGATATAAGGGTGTGCACTAAGTGCGGTAAGCAAAATGGAGAAAGGTTTTTGCGATATGAGGGAATGGGATTCAAGTAAATTATTTTCTGGAGGAATAAAGTATGGGTGAAATATACAAGTGCATCAAACCATACGCGGTGTTACATTTTTACACGGAGCCAAGAGAGGTTATTATACAGCCCGGAGCCGAAGAATGGGAATTGATCAGCCGGAACCGAAGTACCGGAATTGTCAAGCTTGTATTATTAGACGGGCTGAGGCAGACGTGTCTTGCCGGATCGATCGAAATGTTGTCGGAATATTTTGAACTTATAAACCAAGGCCTGGAGGTGACAGAGAATGAGGTTAATTGACGCAGATGAATTAACCAGGTGCTATACCGGAACTAACGGCGTAGACGACAAAGCAGATTACGCAAGCATCCAGGAAATGATCAAGAATCAGCCGACTGTCCGTTGTGAAAGCGCAGATCAGATTGGGGCAAGGGAGTTTTTCAGAAAAACAAATGAGATATGCCAAGATAACGACTGCCACGTATGCCCAATATGTGAGCATTGCAGTGATGGCATATTTATAAGCGCAGACGATGCCGAGGGGTTGGTGGCGATTGTAGAGGGATACCAGAGCGGGAGGTGAAAAAGATGAAAAAAATCTTGATTTTGTTAAACATTATCTCGCTATGTGGCATATTTTATATGCAGAAATGGAGTGTAATACCGTATGTATGTGTATCGTTACTTGCAATTGCAGTTTCTGGAGATTAGAGGGTTACGGTACATTCTCGATAAATATTGTCTGCTAAATAAACAGGAGGAGCCCAAAATGGACAAAAAAGACGGAAGCGCCCGCAAATACAGCGATACTGCTTGCGGTGGATGCAGGAAAGAGGGCGTGGAGCGGCGAACATGATGGGAGGTGATGCCAATGAACAAAAGAGTACGCGACCTCAATTGGGATGATTATGGCATCTCAAAAGACAGATACGATGAACTTAGAGCATTCTGCCGCCAGTATGAGGAGAAGAAGAAAAAAATAAAATACGGTCTCCCGGCTGTGAAGTTTGACGGGATGCCACGGGGGACCGGTGTGAGCAATCAGACAGAGGGAACGGCCATTCAGAACGAAGAACTGCGAAGGGACTGCCAGCTGATAGAGGAGGCGGCGATCCGCGCAAACCCAAGCATATACAGACACATACTGAGGAGCGTGACTAAGAACATACCGTACGAAATGGTTGAATACGATCACGAATACGGACGGATACCCGTGGGAAAGACAGATTTCAACGGATATCGCCGATTATTCTACTTTAATTTGCATCTTTTGAAAAATGGGTTCAAATTGAGCGACATAATGTGATATAACTGTATTATCGATATTTGGGAACAATATTAACTCCCTGATAATGTTCCCAAATTTCTGGTCCTCCTCTCCAATTTTATATACGGCTTCCGGGTGTCACAGCCCGGTTGCCGATTAGAAGACTACGTTCTTAGCCTTATTATTCATGTCTTCGCAAAAAGGAATAAATAGGACGCTTACGACCGGCGGCAGTGCAACCCGACCTTGTGCGGAACAAGGGAAAAATACACTGACGGAACATAGCTCAAACAGTACAGCGATAGAGCGGCACCGGGTGTGGTTGCGAGATTCCGGTTCAAGTCCGGATGTTCCGATTGTTTCATGACACTCTCCTTTGAAAGAGGCATTTGTTGCTTAGCGCGGCAGGTGTCTCTTTTTGCGAGGGGAAAATAGGTGGGTATCCTCTGATGAGGTAGGCAAGCGGCGCGAGGGGATAAGCGCAAATAATTATATACGGAATGGGTGATGATGAATATGGCCTTGACTGAAAAACAAAAGCGATTCATTGATTTCTATGTTGAGACTGGTAATCAGACCGAAGCGGCGCGTCTCGCCGGATATAAACAACCTCATGTCCAAGGTGCTCAAAACTTAGAAAAACTTAGAGTTCACATAGAGGAGCGTAACAGTGTTCTGGAGAGCCAAAGAATTGCCGGCATGACAGAGGTGAAAGAGTTTTGGAGTGCCGTACTTCGGGATGAAGATGAAAATGTTCGTGACAGGCTGAAAGCCTCTGAATATATAGCCAAGATCAACGCGGCATTCGTTGACAAAGTTGAGCATGGTGGCGATCTTGAGTTCAACATAAAGATAGATTATGGTGATGTGGATGGAGAAGACAATACAATTTAATCCCGTGTTTAAACCCCTGCATAGCTCGAAACACAGATATGTTGTTATGAAGGGCTCAGCCGGTAGCGGAAAGTCTGTAGATGCTGCACAATCCTATATTTTGCGCTTGATGAAAGATAAGGGGCGCAACTTACTGTGTGTGCGAAAGTCGGAAGTGACCAACCGCGACAGCACATTTGCCGAACTCATAGGGGCGATCAATCGCATGGGGCTCGGAAGTCATTTTGCTGCCACGGTTAATCCTCTAAGCATAACATGTGCAAATGGAAACAAGGTTATATTTCGTGGAGTCAATGATGAGAAACAGAGAGAAAAACTGAAATCCATCACATTCGACAAGGGTAAATTAACTGATGTCTGGATAGAAGAGGCGACAGAGCTTACCCAAAGCGATTTTGAGATTATAGATGATCGTCTACGTGGAGAATTGCCGCCGGGACAATTCTATCAGATAAAAATGACATTCAATCCGGTCAATGTGTCACATTGGATCAAGAAATCATTTTTTGATATACCTGACCCTAATGTATTAACCCACCATAGTACATATTTAAATAACCGATTTGTCGACGAAGCCTATAAACAGCGTATGTTACGCCGCAAAGAAGTCGATCCGGATGGTTATCGCATATATGGTTTGGGTGAATGGGGAGAGCTGGGCGGGCTTATTCTAACCAATTGGGAAGTGAAAAATGTTTCACAGGATTTGCAATATTATGACAGCGTTTCTATTGGACACGATTTCGGGTTCAATCACGCTAACGCTATTTTGCCATTAGGTTTCAAGGATGGAAATATATATATCCTGAAAGAAATATATGTTCACGAAAAAGACACAAACGAGATAATCCAATTGGCTAACGGCATTATTCCCAATAATAAAATGATGTATTGCGACAGCGCGGAGCCTGACCGCATAAAAATGTGGAAAACGGCAGGATATTGGGCTTATCCGGTTGAAAAGGAGCAAGGCAGTGTCAAGGCTCAAATTGACTGGTTAAAACAACGAAAGATATTTGTTGATCCATCATGCACAAATACCATACGGGAACTCAATCAGTGGAAGTGGAAGAAAGATGAAAAGCAAAACATTTATCTCGATCAGCCGGTTGAGGTATTTGATGATGCGATGGCTGCGCTTAGATATGGAATCGAAGGACAAAGAAAATCTCGCAAATGGCTAAGTGCATAAAACACGAACAAATACAGAGGTGGTGACGAGTTGACCGAAACAGATTTGATAAACGCAAGGATTCGCTTCTATGGACGCGGCCGGACAAATAAAGATATCACGCGCATCATCCTCAACGAATGGCGCAACGGCGAAGATGCGCAGACCATTAAGGATATGCTTGATGCGGAAAAGTACTTCCTTGTCGAAAACACGACCATAGCCATGAAGCGGCGCGACTTGCTGGGGTATGGCGAAAACAAAACCCTGTCGAACGCCAAAATACCATCAGCGTTTTTGAATGAGAGCGTTACCGAAAAAAGCAATTACGCCCTGGGGAAGCCGTTCGCCATCAGCGTAGAAAGTCCGCTTCCGGAAACAATCGACGAAACCGGCAATCCGGTCGAAGATCCCCAAAAAGTAATCTACCAGGAAGAGTGGACGAAGTATCTTACTTCTGAACGTAGAAAAACAATCAGGAGAATAGGTAAGCAGGGAGCTATCAACAAAGGTATTGGGTTCGCTTATGTCTCCATCGACCAAACCGGCGACCTCGCCATACAGCACATGGAATCTGAACAGATGTATCCGGAATGGTCGGACAATGAGCATACTATACTTGATGTCATAGTCAGGGATTATATAGAAGTCCATTACATCAACGGGAATCGCGAGGATGTCAACAAGGTCGAATTTTGGGACAGAGAAATCGTTGAACGATATATAGATAAGGGACAAGGCGCGTTAATACCGGACCCGGACAATCCAGGACCGACAGCACACATGGACCAGGAAGGTATAGGGATATCATGGGGGAAAGCCCCGTTCATTGCGTTCAAGGGCAATGAGGATGAATTACCGGCGCTTAATCCAATCAGGGAGCTTATAGACAGTTATGATAAGCTACAGAGCAAGATGGTGGATTCCATCATGGATGCCCTGGAGCCGGTTCTCGCGCTTGAAGGATATTCGCCGGAGTTGGGCACCCTAATCTCACAGCGGGCGATTATGCAGAACTCACGCATTGTCGCAATCGGAACCGGCGGCAAGGCTTATTATGTGCAGGCCAGTCCGGAGATTATCGCCACAGAAACCGCGCTCAAAATCATAGAGAAGAACATCCGCAAGGCTGCGCAAATGATCATGACGACCGACAGCGACACATCGAGTGACACATCGGGAATTGCGCTTAAGTTCCGATTCCAGGGACTTGACACTTACACGGATGGCCTGGAGGCAGAATTTGAAGTATTCATGCAACAGCTTAAGTACTTTTTCGACATCTGGTTAGAATTTAAGGGCGTTGGCACAGCCAAGCAGTGGTCGCAGTACAAGTTAATTGCTACGCTCAATCGTGATATGATGGTGAATGAATCAGAGGCCATTGAGGATACGGTCAAGCTTGCGGCAACCGGTGTATCTCAGGAGACGCTCGACAACTTTAATCCGGCGACAGAATCACACGAGATCGAGCAGCAGCGGCGTGAACGTGAGGCCAAGGCCGCCATGTCCGACATGAGCACAGAGCGGGAACTTGCGAGGCTGCGGGAAGAAAATGAACGGTTGACGCAGGAGCGGGAAGAAACGGTAAATAGCCAATAAGGCTTTTACAGCATAAGGCGATATGTACAATCGTGGGACGAGCGAACCCCTCTCGTCCTTTTTTATGTTTATATACAGGGGTAAATAAAATTTGAAGGGGTTATGAGAAATGAGCGTAAGAACATTTTATAAAACCGAAAACTGTATTCATTGTGGACTGAAAGCTACGGGATGGGTGGGCTGTGTTGGAGCATATAGGCGCATGGCATTAGGGAATCTGGTTCCTGTTAATATAGCAGCTGGATGTTGCAAGGATTGTGAGCCTATGCATATTTCGAATGTAAATGACGGATTTCGAGGAGACTATAAGGAATCTTACGGGGTATCATCCAAGGATTTATTTGATAGGCCAATAGGCGAAATAGATAAATTGTTTTATAAATCAAATGAAAACAAATATTTAGGCGCAAATGCAGTCTGGTTTAGCCTTCGTCCTCCGGCTGGATTATGCTTGAAGGGGTGGGGAGAATGAAACTATATCTATTATTGCAGGACGTAAATGACGATTATGACACATACGATTCCTGCGTTGTAGCCGCAGAAAGCGAAGAAGAAGCAAAAACGATACACCCGGCAGGAGAGAACAGAAATATACACTCTGTTTTTACATGGTGCAATATGCCGGATGCAGTCCAGTGCAGATACATCGGAGAAGCTGCGGAGAATATAGAAAAAGGTGTAATTTGCGCAAGCTTTAATGCGGCGTAAGCTTGAAAGGCGGTGATGCTTCATTTCTATACTTAGCAAACCAAAAGAAGCACAAGAACGCTATTGGTCGCAGAGAGCAGAGAGGGTTATACTGGCTTCGGAAAAGACCGCCGAGGAAATGACCGCCGACCTCGCGAAAACATATAGAGAAGCGCAAAAGGCCATACAAAAGGAAATTGAGTCTTTTTACGGAAAATATTCACGCGATACCGGCATGACATTGGAAGAGGCCCGCCAATCTCTCAGCAAATCAGAGATGAAATCCTATCTTGAACAGACACAGGAATACTATGATGCGATCAAGGAAACGGGATATGCATTCGATCCGGCCTACCGGCAGAAACTACACCGGCGATTGTCCTTGAAATCCGCGGTGAGCCGTCTGGAGGCGCTACAGGACGACATACAATTCCAAATTGAGAAATTGTATGCACAGGAGCAGGACACGTTCAGAGAGGGTTTAGGTGTCGCATACGAGGATGCGTACTACCGGACGATCTTTAATATCCAACAAGGATTAGGCTTCGGTTCTCCATTTTCTTCGCTGGATACGAAAACGATAGAAAAAGCCGTTTCGCAGAAGTGGCTGGGCGAGAACTATTCAGACCGCATTTGGACGGACAAGGACCGCCTGACTATTTCAATGGGGCAGATCATACCGCGCGGAATTGCGCTTGGTAATAATCCCCGTATCATTGGCAATGATGTAGCTGACCAGCTGGGCGTTCGGCGGTCCTATGGTGAACGACTGGCAAGGACGGAAACAAATTTCATCGCCAATGCCGCAACGTACGACACTTACAAAGAGGCTGATATCGAGCGATATCAGTTTTTGGCCACACTTGATAATCGCACCTCGGATATCTGCCAGAGCCTTGATTTGAAGATATTTAAATTGTCGGAAAAGATAGTGGGAGTGACCTACCCGCCCACACATCCATATTGTCGGAGTACCACGGTCGCATATTTCCCGCCGGATGAAATCGACGCTATGTTTGACGATGTAGCAACGCGAATTGCCCGCGATCCCGTCACTGGAAAAAATTATTACGTTCCCGCAGACATGCCGTACAAGGAATGGCGTGCGAGTTTGACGGAAGATCAAGGGAAAGAATTTTTGTCCACCCAAAAGCGCGAAAAGTATTACGAGAACGACAAGGAGCAGCTGGCAAGCTACAAGCGATTTATTGCAGCTGCCAAAAAAGAGCACGGCAACGAACTTGTATCCGGCCTGTTTGAGGGAATGCCGACAACCATTGCTGGGTTCCAGGAATTGAAATATCTGGATTCAAAGAAATGGGAAATCATCAAAGATAACAGAAAACAACTAACCGGCAGTTGGTGGAAAGAAGAGCTTGAAAAGAAGAAAGCGCAGGGATAATCAATGGCGAAAGAAGCTGATTTCAGAGAGTTGGAGAAGTTTTTAGAGAATTGGACGGATGCCTATAATGATTTCGACGATTTCTTGAGAAAGTTTCTCTTGGAGATGGCCTTGCGGGCAGTTGCCAAGATAGTAGGAAATACACCGGAGGATACCGGCGCGCTGCGCAACTCATGGGGGGTTGGAAACCAGGCACTCCAAGTCGGCAGAACGAAAGAACAAGCCCCGTCCGCATTTGAGCAGACCGCCACAATCGAAAGCGTGGAAGTGGTTGGGGATTCATTCGAGATAACTATATTTAATCTGATGAATTATGCTTCTTTTGTTGAGTTCGGCTACAGACTTCGCAACGGAAGGTGGAAAGATGGCCGATTTATGATGACGATCGGGATTGATCAGGTGCAGAAACAGATTCCAGCCCGCTGGAACAAGGCATTTAAGGCCTATTTACAGAGCAAGGGAGCGAATTGATCCCGCGGCACGGCGTTATGCGCTCAATATTGAATAAGGAGAATGAATATGAGATATCGAAAAAAACCAGTTATTATTGAAGCATTTCAGTATGATGGAGATTTCATTTTTAATGACGGAACTCCGTACGAAGCACCAGAATGGATATTTAAGGCGCTTGAGGACGGAACCATGTTCTTTAAGGACGCCGGAGAATTGTACATCAAAACGCTCGAAGGTGAGTTACATGCTTCTGTTAATGATTATATTATCCAAGGCGTAGATGGCGAACTTTATCCCTGTAAGCCTGACATTTTTGCCAAAACATACGAACCGGCTGAATGGCCTTGTGGCGTGGTATCGCACGTAATTTAAGGGAGGCGATAATAAATGCAATCATTTGAGAAGGTAATGAATAGATGGGTCGATCGCATCAAGACAAATACGTACGGCGAACAATCGCGCGAACCAATAATGATGGATGTTGATTTTCTTGCAGAAACCAACACGGATGCTGCTTCTGAATTTGTATTTACACTATGCCCGGAGGAAATTGTGATGGAAACCGAAACTAAAACTTTGCAAGAGTGGGCCGACATTGACGGATTGATAATCTGTGACCCGGATGGATTTGACCGCAGTGACCCCGAAATAATGTCTCGAAAATTTACAAGACAGGAGTATGATGCGGGAATTATGCTTTGTTCGATTATTAGCAAGCCTGTTGACCGCAAACAAGTAGAAAAAGACAATGACGGCTTATGTTCGGGCTATGCATGGGCGTTTCATAAAGGCGGTAAAAAATGAATAACAAAAAACAAATTCGGAGAATCAAAGGAATATCAAACTGTTTTCGGTGTGGATGGAGAACGCCATTAAATAATGCGCCAGAAGGATGCGTCCTTGAGATGAAGAACAAACACGAAATAATGAAAGATGGCTATAACAATTGTAATTGCGAAAGATATGTTACAGACATAAGGCTCGAAAAGCATATAAAAGATATCATGGGCGATCGGTGCAGCAATAATGCCCTAGGAATATCCGACGACGATATTGAAATGCTCAAAGATATTGCAACAACACATAAGCATTATACCTACCACGACCCTAGATTAGAGTGCGCCAGTGCAATCGAAATTAATGAGATTATAGAAGTGCTGGCCGAGGCCATTGAAGATTGGCTCGGAGGCGGTGACAAATGAAAAAAGACTATCTATGCCCAGATTGCGGAAAGCGAATAGCGACATACAGTGACGATGCCGAGAGCGAAGGTGTTTTTTGTTGGTGTAAATCGTGCCGGGGTGAGAAAGAGGTTATAGTGAGCCGAAAGGAGAGCCGAAAAGATGAAAGAGTATAAAAGAGTTGAGCAAGTCGTATTCAAAGATATTCCATCTGGAATCTATTGCGACAAATGCGGCAAAACGATAGGAATGGAACAATGCGGGCAGGCGGGAAAAAGATATTACGAAGTAATCACCGGACACAACGATTGGGGAAATAGCAGCCACGAAAGCATAAGTAATCTTGATTTTTGCTCATACGAATGCTTGGTAGGGCATCAAAATGATTACTTTTCAAAAGCATCAGTATCGGCGTATTATGAGATAAATCTAAACTATGTAAAATAATAAAATAACCAAAACCACAGAGCCAAAAGGAGAGTCAATAGGATGAAAAAAATTATTAATTGGTTAATACATAAATTGGGTGGATATTCCGAAAAGGAATATTTAGAGCACCGTATCAAATGTGAAGCCGTATCAAATGCACATGAAAAAGTTTTGCAATGGTTTAGCCAGCCCATAGTTAGCATTCAAGCGAGGGGAGAGCGGTATAGCGTTGCCGTTACTGTTGATCTTAGAGATAATGTCCCAATTGAGCATATCAAGCGCGACATGTGCAGAAGAGTGGCCGACAAGCTATTTGATGACGATTTGATTGCGTTTGATGTGGAGGATGATGAAATGTGCGGCGGAAAACTTTATCGCGGAACCATGACGTTTTTATTGCCTCTTGGATTTGAGAACATGGCAAGGGAAAGAATTTATTAAAACTGAATAACAAGAGCCATTGAGCCATTCATTTCCTATCGGAAGTGGGTGGCTTTTTTATTGCAAAAATACGGGCGACGGCCCATAAACGGTAACGCTTTCGAAGCGGATGAAAGGATTTAATATGAGCGAACAGACACAGGCACCAGTAACGCCAGCAGTACCAGCAACACCAACTACACCAACGGCTCCAGCGCCGGTCACAATGCCTACACAGGCAGCACAAACGTCCACAGCGGCGGCAATAGATATTAACTCAATTATCAGTCAGGCCGAGGCAAAGGCCAGCGAGGCAGCGGAAAAGAAAATGACCGGTGTATTCAAATCTATGCTTGAACAGCAGGGACTTGACACGGAAACCATTAACAAAATGACTGCCGAATTCAAGGCTAAGCAGCAGACGCCGGAGCAGATCGCCGCCGAGAAAGACGGCACCATTACCGGATTGACCAACGACAATCTAAAACTACAGCGCCAGCTTGCGGCGATAGGAAAAGGCGTCCCCGCCGATAAGTCTGACAAGTACATTGCGCTGGCCCAAAGCTATCTGGGGGATGATGGCGACTTTGGTAAGGCGCTCGATGCGGCTTTAGCGGATTTTCCAATTCCCGCGCAGAATAATCCGGCTCCGGCTCCAGTACCACAACTCCCTGTCGGTGTATCAATTTTCCAGCCAGACGGAAACAGAAGCAGTTCTGCCACATTCACGGCAGAACAAATCAAAAGCATGACCCCAGCGCAAATTAATGCGAATTGGGATAATGTGAAAAAAACTTTAAACCAGAAAGGATAAATAAGATATGTCAATTCAAACTTTTATTCCCGTAATTTGGGAAGCCAGATTATTGCAGCATTTAGACAATGCGCTTGTAGCAAGAAACTTTTTCAACCAGGATTACGAGGGCAACATTACCGATCAGGGCGATACCGTCCGCATTAACCAGATTGGCAATGTCAGCATTTTTGAGTATCACCGGAATCAGGATATGACCCCGCCGGAAACGCTTGCAACGTCGGCGCAGGATCTCATTATTGACCAGGCGCAGGCTTTCAATTTCCAGATTGATGATATCGACAGAGTGCAGGCCAGAGCCGAGCTTATGGATAGCGCTATGCAGCGGTCGGCATTTTCGCTGGCAGAGGTCGAAGATACATTTTTATTCAACCTGCTTGCAACGGCTGTGCCTACACCCAACAAGGTTGCAGTCACTATCGCAAGTCCCGACGAAATGTACGAGCTTTTGGTACAACTTAGAACCATTATGGTAAAAAATAACGTTCCGTCTACTGGCCGCGTTGTTGCCGTTCCGCCGGAAGCCGTTGCGTTGCTTTTGAAAGATGACAGATTTGTAGGAACCGGAAGTAATGGCGCAGAAAATCGGATGATCAACGGCTTTGTCGGACGCGCTGCCGGATTCGATATTTTCGAGGTCAACACTACCCCCGGCGGGAATACGCTTATCGCAGGACATCAGCTTGCTTCTACTTTTGCGGGACAGATTGTAAAAACGGAAGCATACCGCATGGAAAAACGTTTTGCGGACGGACTCAAAGGCTTGAGCGTATACGGAGCTAAAACCTTGATTCCCGAGGCGCTTGCGTCCGCAACGGTAACATTCTAATTGCGCTGACGGGAGGTGTATGTATGGGTTTAAAATTCGAGCGGGCAAAAGATGGATCGTGGGTCGGATATAGGGCGGGGCATGAAAAAAGCCCCGCCTTGGTAACTCCAGAAGAAAACGCCGAAGAAAGCAGCGATTACGAAGAGCAGCTTGCTGCCCTTGCCGCTGCAAACGGCATCGACATTGCCGGCAAATCCCGTCGGCAGGTAGAAAATCTGCTCAAAAAGGCAGGTGTTGATTATGCTAAGTGAGTTGAGCCGGAGACAGATAATTCAAAAGCGACAGGAACGGACGGAAAAGAAGGCCGAGCCTGAAAAAACGGTTACGAAAAAGGTAAAGAAGGAAAGCATATTTGCGCCGGAAAGCGAGGCGGTAACGGATGGAATGTAAAGTATGTGAAAATGGTTTGCTTGCTGCACCCGTTTGGCGCATTGCACCTATTGGAGTTAAAAAAGAAAGATATGTTGAGTTTATTTTCTGCCCACATTGTGGCAGAAAATTGACGAAGGACGAGGTGACGGATGAACCTACTTGATATCGTAAAGACCTTGCTGGGGATAACGGACGCTTCAAAGGACGCGATTCTGACGCTGTATATCGGCATCGTAACGCAAAACATACTAAACACCACCAACCACCAAGAACTGCCCGCAGCGCTCGAAGGTGAGGCCGCTATGATGGTCATGGATATGTATAGAGAGTTGTCCAATACAAGCGGCACGACGGGGAAGGCAACCTCAATCAGCGAGGCCGGAAGTAGCGTGAGTTTTGATACATCACAAGCGCAGTTGTGGGCAGAGAACCGCTTGAAGCAGCGAGAGGCGCAGATACTTAGTTTTCGATTGCCGTATAGGATAACGGAAGGAAGGTGATGGTATGGCTGGTTTTGACTTTGGGCAGATAGGCGGCATTATTGGCGATTATATGGATAGCGACGAAATAGATGTTTACAGGGCGACATTGATTGAGTTGCCCGACGGCTCATTTGCCCCAAGCGATCCGAATGTGCCATTCTATTCCGGTATCAAGGTTCACATATCTTTTTCAGACGTTGACAACCCTGATCCCGTAGCAGTAGGCGCTGTGCCTATCATCCACGCTTTGCGCATTAATTGTGCCGTTGGAATAGACTTGCAAAACGCTGACAGAATTGTAGCGCGAAAACTGGCGTTTGATGGCACGGTGCTTGAAACCTATGAAGGTGTTATTGGCGCGCCCGTGGTAAATCAATCGCGACAGGAAGCGACGATGAGTGTCAGACAGGGGGTGTGATATTATTGTACGAAATTGTATCTACCAGCGTCACCAGCGGACTTGTAATAGCCCTGGGCGAGGCATTCCCGGGTGTAATGCGGTTTCGGGAAACAGCGCCGGTTCAGTTGCTTGTATACCCCCACTTCTTTGTCAATCAGTTGACACTTGACATACAACCGGAACGCCGCAACCACTGGATGGTTTCTTATTTTGTGACAATTCGTTATCATGTCGCTGCCGACCCAAGCAGTGTCAATCTCTTACAGCAGCAGCTTGACGATATAAGCATTCGGTTGCTGTCGGATTTGGAGTATATCACGTGGAACGGCATGCCAGTGCGATTGACTGGCCGGAGAACAGAAAAGGTTGATGGAAACCTCTTCTTTTTCTGCAATATTTCCGTCATGGCAACGAAGCCGGTTGAACTCGGGCCGTTGCAGGAACAGATTAAATCAGATATTAAGATTTGACGGCATCTGCCAAAGGCGGCAGGTGCTTTTATTATACATAATTTTAAGGAGGTAATTATATGGGTGGACGGTGGACGTCTCAAAACAAGCGTATACCGGATACATATCTAAATTTTACCGCCGTGGCGCAGCCATCAATGGTTGTGGGCGACCGCGGAATTGGCACACTTGCCATACCGCTTTCGTGGGGCCCGGAAGGTGAATTGATAGAAGTATTCAGTACAGATTTAATCGATGGTAACAGTCTTTCAAAGGTTGGATTCACGGCGTTTGATGAAGAATCAAAAGTGCTCAATCTTATGCTGTCCAATTGCTACAAGGCCCTTGTCTATAGGCTTAATAGCGGCGGTGTGAGAGCCACAGCGACAAGCGGCGGGCTGACGGCGCGGGCTGTTTATCCCGGTACAAAGGGCAACCAGATTACAGTTATGGTTACGGAAACGGACGGTATTTTTACCGTCACAACCTTTGTCGCCGGAATAAGTCGGGATACGCAACCCGTATCTACTGTACAGGAACTCAAAAATAACGCTTATGTGGAGTTTAGCGGTTTCGGAGCATTGACGGTTAATGCAGGGATTTCACTTACTGGCGGCACGGACGGCACGGTAAACACAGCAACGGCATACCCAAGCTATTTAGCGCTTGCGCGCAAAGCCCGTTGGCAAACAATGGCACTTACTCAAGATAATGAGGCATTTGCGGCGCAGTTTGCTTCTTTCGCAAATCAAATGTGGAATGACGAAGGAAGATATGTCCAAGTTGTGGTTGCTAATTATCCCAGCGCAGACGATCGCGCCGTGCTTAACTCTGATGTTGGTGCCATGATGGGTAGTGTGGAAGTTACGGCAGAAGAAGCTACCGCATGGGCAGCCGGTATCACAGCGGGGGCCTCTATTGTGCAATCCAATGTAGGTAAAGTATTTGCCGGTGCTACGAGGATATTGAATGAGCGCACACGCAGCGAAATCGAGGATGCTCTGGAAAGAGGAATGTTTATCTTGTCTACCAACCAGAGTGGCGAAATTGCTGTTGTTAATGACATCAACAGTCTTCACACGTTTACAAGCGAACTATCCGAAGGTATGCAACTGAACCAAGTTGTTAGGGTTATGTCAGAGGTTGGAACAACTGTAACGGATACATGGGAGCGGTCGTTTAAGGGCAAGGTTCAGAACAATGCTGATGGCCGTTCTACGCTTAAATCTGTATTACTGACTTATTTTAACGAGTTGCAAAGGTTGGGCGCTATTGAGGATTTCGACAGCGAAACTCTTATAGTCGGAGCCGGAACGGCAAAGGACGCTGTTGTTGTGGAGGTTGCTATTGATCCGGTCGCAGCAATGGCGATCTTATATATGACCGTGTATGTTTCGTAAAGGAGGAAAATAAATGGCATTAGCATTTGATGCAGTTCCCGTCCATGGAAGAGAAGGAACAGTTACCGCAGTTATCAGAGGAAACGTTGTAACATTGGGCGAGATTAAGACTTTAACCGGTTCTATAGAATTTAATAAAAGCGAGTACAATGTGCTCGGGGACAGAGCAACAAGACACAAGTATGCAGGATGGACAGGAATAGGATCATGCACCTATCACTGGCTGTCGCCGGTTTTTACCGCAATGATTATCAGAGGGGCGAAGACGGGAGTTATGCCGTTTTTCACAATTACCGCCACCAATGACGATCCGGCCAGTTCCGCAGGACGGCAAACTATAAAGTTAGGGCAGGTAAGTATTAATGGTGGCGATATCGTTCAGCTTGACGTGGACAGTGAATCGTTGGAAGGAAGTTTTGATTTTACGTTCAGCGAAGTAGACGGTCTGGAATATTTCAATACACCAGTTTAAGGAGGATTTTTTATGAGTAGATTACAGGATTTATTGTTATTGCCGGACGTGTCAGAAATCAAAAAAGATATATATATTAGCAAACAACTTGGTTCGTTTGTGGTTGAACCATTAACCGAGAAGCAGTTGCAAGGATATCGTATACGGAGCAAAAAAAAAGATAACGATATTGATGTTAATAAGTTAAATTGCTTGGTTATTGAAAATCATGTAATAGATCCAAATCTTAAGGATGCGGATTTTTTGGAAAAAGCAAAGTGCGATACCGTTGCGGATTTTATTAACAGGAAATTTACTGCCGGAACGACCGCAAGGATTGTCAATAAAATCATGGAAATAAGCGATTTGAGCGATATTGACAAGGATATAGAAGAAGCAAAAAACTTATAGCGTCCGACGGCGAGGCGGCATATTGCCAATATGCCGTCCTTAACATGGGCTATAAGCCGCATGAGTTTGTCGGACTTTCCAAAGAATGCATCGATCCGCGAAAAGAAGAGGCTTTTGTAATTGCTTGTATAGGAAATAAAATAGATGATACAAAACGTCGGCAAAAAGAAGTACAAACAAAGCCAAGGATAAGGAAGAGGGGCAGGTGAACATTATATCATGAGTACGATCAGTAGCACATTGGCGCTTGAGGATCAAATGAGCGCCGTCCTTGCTAGTATTACTAATGCGATGACAGGCACTACATCAGCAACAAATGACCTTGTTCAAAAAATTGAACAATTAAGTTCGGTTTTTGCTCCGGTAGCAACTGATGCAGAAACAGCAGGAGATGCTGTAGATCAAATGAATCAGAGCTTGGCGGACACATCAGTTGTCGCACAAGATGCTGCTGATCCTATTGATGCCGTAGTTGATAGTATGTCGGCGGCCGAAGCTGCAATAAATACAATAGGCCAGGCCGTTGATGATGTATCTTCGTCTGCACAATCAGCGACCGAATCAATAACAGATACAGAAGACGCATTGCAAGTAATAAATCAAGCAACAACAAATACATCCGCAGCTATGCAATCAACATCATCATCAATATTAGCGGTGGAAAATGCACTTCAAAAAGCTTATGATGCCATGAATATTGCTTCGCAGAGCGCAGCTAATTACCAGAGTGAATTGGATAGGATCACGGAGGCCATGGATAGAAATGAAGCAAAAATACACGAATTAAATGCAGCACAGGAGCTTGCGTATTCGGAAAAACGGCAATCCGTGATAGACAAACTCATAGCGGCGCAAGATAAGCTTAACGGAACCTACGGAAGGACAGAGGTTGCACTAATGAAAGCAAATGCGGCCTATGGACAACAAAAAAGTAAGGTTGAGCAACTGGAGCAAAAAATAAAGGAAATGTCAGGAAGCAAAGAAGCCGAAGAATGGAACAAGGAAATGCTCAAATCGGAACGCCAGCTTGCAAAGATACAAGATGGGCTTTCTGGAATTGCGCAAAAAATAAAAGGAGCAGCAAATCCGTTCGGCGGTTGGTTATCGAAAGCTGCCGGAGTATATAGCACCATGCGCCTGATCAACCGGATAACCAACGCTATCAAAGGTTCCGTTGTTTCAGTTCTTGAAGCCACTGGAAAATGGGGGACGACCACTGACGGAACGGCGACGGTCATGAACAAATTTAATCAATCAATCGAAAAATCACAAAAGGCGATTGGTGACCAGCTTCTCCCACTCATGGCGATAGGATCAGAAATGGCGGCGAGTGCATTTGACTGGATGGCGCAGAAGGCTGTAGCTGCCGTTACCTGGATTAATGAAAATATTGATAAAGTCGTGATGGGATTAACGATACTTAGCGTGGTTGCGTTGGCGGCTGCGGCAGTATGGGGCATATCGTGGGCACTTGCGAACCTGCCGCTGCTTCTGATTATCGGATTGATAGTGGCCGTATCCTCCGCGCTGGTTGATGCCGGGGTAACGGTAACGGATGTTTTGAGTGTTGCAGGTGCGGGGTTTGGGGCGCTATATGCCGTTGTAGATAATGTTGTAACATTGGCGTGGAATGCGATAGCGTCCTTTGTGAATTTTATTGGCAATGCATTCAAGGACCCCATAGGAGCTGTAAAGGTTTTGTTCTACGATATGTCAATAGGAGTCATTGAAGTTATTGATGGTATGGTTACTGCTATCTTAAATCTTATCAAAATAATACCAGGCGTTAGTAGCGACATTGGCTCTGGGGTATCCGGGTATCTTCAAAGCAAGGTGGAAGAACTTGGTATTGCCCGCGAGGCGGCGAAGGAAGCCATGAATTGGGAAGAGTTCGTTGCACCCAGGGAATATAAAGACATCGGCGATACAATGAATGAATTTTCCGAAAAGTTTGCAGGTATCGGCGACAAGCTGGGCGGCATCGGGGATAAACTTACCAATTTTGATTTAAGCAAATACACCGCTGCGGGCCCAGGCGGCGGAAAAGCATTAAAAACCACCGGCGAAGTCAAAATTTCCGGCGAAGACATTAAATTGCTGATGGACTTGGCAACTATTGATTATCAAGTGACCTTTCAAACACTGGAACCGCAAATGACTGTGACTATTGGTACGGTCCGGGAAACCGTAGATGTTGACTATGTTGTCGAAGAGATAGCCGCAGTGCTTGAAGAAGCTGCGGATTCGAGGGTGGTGCTGGCATGATAGATATTATTATTGAAACAAGTGACGGCGATTACGAGTTACCGATCGCACCGGAAGAAATCGAAATATCAATACCCGGAAACAACGAAACAGTTAATATTATCGGTACCGGCGAGGTTGTAATTCCGCGCAAGCCCGGCCTTGCCACTTTTGTGATCGAAAGTTTTATCGAAGATGATGGCGACGAGTTTGTTGAATTCATTGAAGACTGGCGGGATTCCGAGCGGGCCGGTGAATTCACGGCAAGCGACATTGACATTAACATGGATGTGGTTGTCGATGATTTTAAGCATACTCGCAAGGCGGGAGAAGAGCACAGAGTATATTACAGCCTGTCGCTGTCGGAATACCGCCCCTATGGCGCTAAAATCATCGTCGCGCAAGCAGTGGAAGGGGCTGCCAGTGCGACGGTGCCGGAAGAGCCGAGAAAAGACAACACCGAATCAGTACCACAGACCTATACAGTCAAGAGTGGCGATAATTTATGGGCAATCACAAGGCGGCTGTCCGGGAACGGCGCGAACTGGCCGGAGCTGTACGCGGCGAATAAAGCGGTGGTCGGTAGTAATCCGAATCTTATTTATCCCGGACAGGTCTATGTGATTCCGCAAGGGTGGGTGACTTAATGCAATACACTATTCAATGCCAAAATACATTGACCGGCACGATGTACGATATTACAACCTTGGTGGATTCCGTAACGCACGACACATTTATCAGTGGGCAGCCGGGCAAATGCACGTTTACAGTGCATGACGATCCGGGCAATCGATTGCAAATAGTCAATGGCAGCATTATTACTTTTTCCGTCAATGGTCGGGGTATTTTTTATGGCTATGTATTCTCGATGGAAACCTCCAGAGATGGTGATAACAAAATAACGGCCTATGACCAGATTCGATATCTACAAAACAAGGAAGTCTATGTTACCGAGGGCGTGACCGCCAGCCAGATATTCGAGTTGGTTTGCAGTGAGAACTTCGGCGAATCTGCCGGGCGTAAAACTGATTCACAGTATAAGGTCGTTACGCCGTCAGTATGGATTCCAGAATACAAAATACACAATGGTACGCTGTACGAGGTCATTCAGTACGGTATTGAGCAGTCAATCGTTCATGAGGCCGGAAAGTATTATTTCATCCGAGATAATTATGGCACGCTTGAATTCACGGAATTGGCGCAGTGCAAGACAAATTATATTATAGGTGATGGCTCATTGCTGACAGATTACACATACAAACTAAGCATCGACAAGGATGTCTACAACCGAATCAAGATAACGCGGACTGACAAGGAGGTCGGGAGAATAATATCCCACGTATCGCCCTACACGGAATCACAGAAACAATGGGGTGTATTGCAGATGGTTGAAGAAATTGACACGCCAATGTCCGTAGAGCAAATGACAGATTTGGCCGCCAAATACCTAAAAAGATATAACAGGGAAGCACAGACTTTGAAACTGAATGCGCTTGGTGTGCCAGAACTAATAGCCGGTAGCGGATTTACGCTATCGATCACTAAGTTGGGCATTAAGCAGGATATGTGGATAGTGTCCGCATCGCACAACTACCAGCAAGGGCTTCACACGATGCAGCTGGAAGTATCTATTATGGGAGGCGTATATGGGAACATCAGCTAACAGGTTGGCCGGAATAGTGACCAAAATAGGCAATGACAGTGCAAGCGTGATACGGTCGGAGATATTCGATGGAACTGTTGCCAGCGTATCACCACTGCAAATACTGATCGCGGCATCGGAAAGCCGAGAATTGCCATTACCAGCAGGCGCACTTGTCCTGTCTCCACTTTGCAAGGCGAAAACAATCACAGTCGCCGGGGAAACCGTTCGGCTGTGGGGCGATCTTGCGGTCGGAGAAAAGGTGACTCTGATGTCATTCAATGCTGGGCAACGCTATTTTGTCGAGAGGAGTGTGCTGAAATGATACCGCAGGTAAGCGGAATTACAATTGATCAAGTCAACGTAGTTCAATATCCGACATTTACATATCGTGTCACTGATAATCAGATTTCCGGCAATGTGGACGGAATTGAAGCGATACAGCAGGCGGTATATCATATTCTGTCAACGGAGCGTTATGCGTATCCGATTTACAGCGATAATCGCGGGGTTGAGTTTAAAAAATATATCGGCAGGCCGTTTTCATTTTTGCGCGATACGATTCAAAAAACACTAAGAGACGCGCTTTTGCAGGATGATCGAATTACAGCGGTTTCGGTCATAAATGTAAGCCGGACATCAAGAGACGGGGCACTGATTGAGTTTAAGGTAACAAGCGATAGAGGTACATTTGGAAGCGAGGTGATGGTAAATGGCATCATTTGACGAAACATTGACACGGATGCTTGCAAGAGTATCCACAGCACGGGATAAAAGGCAGGGATCGATCATATACGACACCCTTGCGCCGGTGGCTGCGGAATTAGCACAACAGAGCATTGTGGCGACGATTTTTCAAGAGCAGGTGTCAATATTGTCTGCCGTTGGCGTCAATCTGGAAAATCTGGCCGCTAATCATGGTATCACGAGGAATCAGGCAACCAGGGCAATCAGAATCGGCGAAATGGCCGATACGGATGGGGATCCCATTGATCTGACCATTGGGAGCCGCTTTTCTGTCCCCGCGCTTTCCGGTGGGCAAATTTTCGTGTTAACCGAGAGATTTGAAATCACAGGTCGCTGCCTTTTGGAATGCGAAACCGCCGGTACTGCCGGAAACACATACTTAGGTCCCGTTTTGCCGCTGTTTACCATCAATAACCTTGGTTCCGCTGCCATCACCGGAACATATACACCAGGGGAAGACACGGAATCCGACGAGGAACTAAGAAAGCGCATAATCGAAAGAATTAACAATCGCGCATTTGGTGGCAACGTTTCCGATTACAAGCAGTTCACAACGGCTATCCCGGGTGTCGGGGCAGCCAAAATATTTCCTGTATGGGATGGCGGCGGAACGGTAATGGTATCCATTGTTGATGCAGAATATAACCCGGCCACGAGCGAATTCATTGGCGTTGTGCAGACTGCAATAGACCCCATCCCGAACGGCGGAGAAGGACTTGGGATAGCTCCAATCGGGCATCGGGTGACGGTTGTAACACCCGACAAATTAAGCATTAATATAACGGCTTCTGTGAATTTGCAAACCGGTTACACGATTGGACAGTTACAATCATTGATCGAAGATGCTTTGCTTGAATACATACTGGAAGTGCGAAAACAGTGGTCTGATTCTGATGGCTTGTCAATATTTGTTGCACGCATAACGTCCGCTATAATCAGTTTGCCCGGAGTTAATAATGTTACAAACGTATTAATTAATGGTTCGCCAATGGATTTAAACATTCAGCAATCGCCCTTGTCCCAGCACCTGCCGATACTCGAAAGCGTGGTGATCAATTAATGTTAAGAGATTTTTATAATCGCATCTATGACGACAATATCGATATTCAAGAAATTATAAATGCGATTCAACCAGAATTAGACGCATTGGAAGAATCTGCGGAAAATTCATTCCGTGATGCATTTCCGATAATAGCCACAGAACGGGGTGTCTTGCAGTGGGAAAATGCCTTAAGCATAATTTCCGATCCATTGACCGAAACGCTTGATTTTAGGCGTGGCCGGATTATAAACAGGCTAATAAGTGATATCCCGTATACGGAAACAGCATTGAAAAACATCATGAACAACATTATGGGTTCCGATGGCTGGTCTTATGAATTGAATTACCGCGCTTACACGTTGAATATCGCCAGCTTGCGACACGGAAAAAACTGGGTAAATGAAGTGAAAATAACGCTTGATAAGAGTATTCCGGCAAATCTGGTGTATACACTCACTATCAGATACAATCAGCACCAAGCACTAAGCGATTACACACATGGATTTTTGGGGCAATTTACGCATCTTAAAATCAGAGAGGAGGACTTGGGATAATGGCAAGTTTTACGGAGAATTACAATTTGATCAAACCAAGCCCAGAGGACGTTTATAATATCGGTGATTTTAATGGTAATGCCGATATTATTGATGCAGAATTGAAAGATAGGGTGCCGAGAACCGGTGATATTTCCAATACACAAATAATGACATTCGACACAATCACTGGAGATTTTCCCGTGCCGGCGGCGGGCGAAACAACAAGAACGGTCATCGGTAAAATTCGAAAATTCATTCAAGATTTTAACAATTTCAAAACCGGCATTCTTACCGTGGGTATGCTGGTCAATAATGCTGTTACTAATAACTCGCAGTTGCCGGTGTCGGCAGCGGTGGCCAAAGTACTGCAAGATCAAATCACACAAACAAATAGCGATTTAACCGCGGGATTAAGCGGCAAGGCATCCGTCGGGCATGCTAGCAGTGCAACAACTTATGGCATCGGAAATGCCAGCAATTACGGACACGTCAGGATATCTGATAACTATACCAGCTCCAGTGGAGCTGCAAGTGCAGGAATGACAGCTAGCAGCGCAGCGGTATATAATGCATATTCATCGCTTCTTAATAGCATGGGAACATGGTTTAGTAATTCCGTTACGAGTGCCAGGAATATGAATGTTATTATAAACCACAGCAGTCTTGATCTAATTGGTTTTCAAATACAATTTTACACTGATGTTTATGTTGTCACGGCAGTGCCATCACTGATGGCGACAAGCTCAATTGGTCAAGTAGGTTTTAGCTATATTTCTATAATATCCTCAAGCGGCATACTGCAAGGAATCAGCGCCATCAACAACGGAGATGGAACGGTAAGAATAAAACTGACTTTATCCACCGGGGTTATCGGCGGGAACATAAAGCTTTTTTACCCGAGGCAGAGCGTTCAAAGTATAGGTTTTTCAGCGGATTAATTACTCGATTGAATAAAAAATAGTTTGTGTAATAAATCTTAATACGAAAATCAAAGAAAAGGAGCATGAAAATGGAAGCAATTAAAATTGGAAACAATAAGAAATTATACAATATCGAGAGTATTCATCCACAAACACCAAATATTATGCAAATTGTCTTTGCTGACGAAGTTCCGGCAGAATGGGGAAAAATCACATTATACACATCCGGTGGCGAAGAGGCAACCACTATAACTGGCTACGAAACAATATATCGGGATGATGGCCGAACAATATATCTTAGCAACGACGGCAGCACATATCAAGCGCCGACCGATACGCCGCAGGAACCGCCAGAGCCATACACGCCAACCCTGCCGGAACGGCGGCTATCTAAGTTACAGGAGATAGCAGCGGCTTGCTCAACAGCTATTGCAGCCGGTTTTGATGTACAGCTGTCCGACGGCAGCATAGAGCACTACAGCCTGACCGAAACAGACCAAATCAATCTATCCGCAGCGGTGGCAGCGGTACAAGCTGGCGCACTGGCATACCCCTATCACGCAGATGGCACACTGTGTAAACTATATCAAGCAGCAGATATCATAAGTATCGGCACTGCTGCGACAGAACACAAACTATATCACACAACGTACTGTAATCACCTCAACGCGTGGATTCGTCGCGCCGAATCATTTGCGGAACTTGACGCGATCAGTTATGGCGCAGCTTTGCCGGCCGATTTAGCAGATAACATGGCCGCCATTATTGCGGCAGTATCCGGAGGAGGCGCATGAAACAATTGATCAAGTGCTTAACCCTGCTGCTTACTGGCGGCGGGCTGTATATCGTAATAGAATTGCTCTGGCGTGGATACAGTCATTGGACTATGTTTGTCTTGGGCGGCATCTGTTTTGTCTGTCTGGGGTTGATTAATGAGATCATACCGTGGGAAATGCCACTCTGGCAGCAAATATTGGCTGGAACCTGTATCGTAACGGCCTTGGAGTTTTTGACCGGCTGTATTATTAATCTGCGCTTCGGGTGGGCGATATGGGATTACAGCAATATGGCGGGAAATATTCTCGGTCAAGTATGTCCGCAATACATGATACTGTGGATGCCGGTATCACTGATCGGGATTATATTGGATGATTGGCTTAGATATTGGTGGTTCGGACAGGAGCGGCCGCATTACAAATTGATATGAGCAACAATCCACCTACGGGTGGTTAGTTTATTTACAAAACGAAAGCGAGGAATTAAGAATGAGTAAAGAGTGGGTAAAAGCAGCGGGCGTGAGAGCATTGAAAACCTTTTGCCAGACCGGCTTGACAATGATTACAGTCGGACAGGCGGTATCTGATGTTGATTGGCTTGGGATGCTGTCTATTTCGGCAGTGGCAGCGGTGGCTTCCGTGATGACGTCGGTACTTACTGGTATGCCGGAAGTGACGGAATAATTGCGATATCGCAACATTGACTGGGTCGGGAATGTTCCGGCCCTTTTTGATCGGAGGATTATGTCACAAATATTTATAAAATTAATCGCCGAAACTGCCCAAGCTGACATGAAGGTATCCGGCATCCTTGCAAGCGTCACAATCGCGCAGGCCTGTCTGGAATCGGCATATGGAACGAGTGAACTGGCGGTCATGGCAAGCAACCTATTCGGCATGAAAGCCACGCTGTCCGGGAACACATGGGCATCGGAATGGGACGGCAGCACATATAGCAAGGAAACCAAGGAGCAGGATTCTGCCGGCAATGAATACACGATCACGGCAGCCTTTCGCAAGTATCAATCGCTTGCGCAGTCCATCAAAAATCACAGTGATTACTTGTTGGGAGCCATGAACGGGAATAAATTGCGCTACGCTGGCCTTTCCGGCTGCACGGATTACCGGACAGCGGCACAGATTATCAAAGACGGCGGCTACGCGACTGATACGGCCTACGTGGACAAGCTATGCGCAGTCATTGAAAACAACAACCTGACTCAATACGATGGAGGGAAAACGATGAAAATATGTCTTGACGCAGGACATTACGGAAAATATAATCAGTCACCGGCAGACAACCGATATTACGAATCAGACATGGCGTGGAAACTGACAGAGTTGCAAAAAAAGTACTTACAGCAACATGGATTTGAGGTCATTACCACGCGCACCAATCAGGCAACTGACAGGGATTTGTATGATCGCGGAGCAGCATCCAAAGGTTGTGATCTATTCATTTCCAATCACTCAAATGCTGTAGCAAGCACGGTCAATAATAGTGTCGATTATCCCGCTGCTTATTGCGCTATAGATCACTCTGCGGACGCTGTAGGGCTTTTGCTGGCACAAGTGGTGGAAAGTTACATCGGAACCAAACAGGCCGCCAGAATCCAAAATAGAAGCGGCAATAACGGTGATTATTATGCTGTGCTTCGAGGGGCTACGGCAGTAGGAACGCCGGGGTTAATCCTGGAGCATTCGTTTCATACTAACACTGCCACAACGGCCTGGTTGCTTGATGATAATAACCTTGATCGGCTGGCACAGGCAGAAGCGTCCGCGATAGCAATGCATTACGGCGTTACCACAACGGTGAAATCCGGATGGATCGAGGAGAATAGTGGCTGGCGCTATTACAATGGCGACACGGGCAGTTATGTAGCTAACAAATGGGTGCTTGACGGCGGGAAGTGGTATTGGTTTGATGGAGCCGGAATGATGGTAGCAAATGTCTGGTATATGCATAACGGCCACTGGTATTATCTCGGTGCAGACGGGGCTATGCTGAAAGGCTTGCGGGACATCGGCGGGAAGTGGTACTATTTGAATGAAAATGGTGAAATGGCAACGGAGCCGGTCACGCTGACACCCGACAAAGACGGCGCATTGCAGTACCCAGGCATTGGATAACCTCTCGAATTCGATAGGTTTAAATAACCATTTTGTTGACATTAACAAAATGGTATGGACATATCAGATAAAATAAACTATAACGGTGGTGATTGCATGGACGTAGCTACAATACAGTTACTATGCACAGTCGTTTGCTGCGGTCTTGCTGCTGCTTCCTTTTGGCGAAGCGGTAATACGGACAACGCAAAAGAAAGTGAACGCTGGGGCGCATTCAACAAGGAAATGGAATATGTGCGCAAGGATTTGGACGAAATCAAAAATCTGGTCGGGCAGAATTCCAGAGACACAAAAGATTCTATCAGGCGCGTGCATGACCGTCTGGATGAGCACTTAAGAAAAGAACACAACCAAACCGTGCCTAAACGCTCTGGTTGATAAGGAGGGATTGTGGATATTAACGAAAGAATTGTGGACGTTGAGGAAAGAGTGGAACATCTCAACTTCGCCACGGAGATATTGCAGGAATTGAAGTCGACAATCAAGCGATTATGGATAATTTTGATTATAATATTATCGCTGTGGGCCACTACTATCGGTGGATTTGTCTGGTATATTTCGCAATATGATTATATAGGCTACTCGCAGGATGGAAACGGTTATAACAATGTAAACGTAAATAATGGGGGATCGGTGCAGAATAACAATGGGACAAAAAGTCAAAACGAGACTCAAGAAGAGCGGTAACAAAAAAGGCACGGCGGTTAGAAAAACGAAAAAGAAATAAAATCGAGGATGTCGCTCAAGGCATCCTTTTTGATTGGAGCAATTTAATGGCCCAACAGCTTAAAATATGCGATTTTACAACGCCAGAAATTGAGCGGTTCCGTACACTATGCAATTTTACGCCGGAGGAAATGGAGTTTTTCAACCTCCGGAGCCGGAACAAAAGTATCATAGAAATCACTTTCGCCATGAACATATCCAAATCCAAGGCGGATATTTTGTCTAAAAAAGTAAAATCGAAGATTATAAGAGTTTTATAAAAAAATAGCGGGTTCCAGATGTCCGGTTCCCGCTATTTCTAAGGTTTTGTATGATTTCATTCGCCGTTATCAGCGAAAACCAACAGATACTCTTCAACGTCTTCTAAAGTTCCAAGTTCCCATGGTTCATCCGAACTGTTATCAGCCACATAAAAAGCGTCACCCGATTTGTAAAAAGCAAAACTACTATCGCTATAAACCCGAAACGCTTCTTCACTCAATTCGTGCGAATCTGTGAATTCATATCTTTTTAATCCTGTCATATCTGCTCCCCTCTTTATCCAATCTACGTAAAATGGCTATCAATTATATCATCCATGCAGAGTATTAAATTCTTTGTAGTCCAGCAATGTCCACTCTTGGTAGGCGTAGGCCCGTCGCGGCTTACCTTGACGGGTTTGCTTTATGGCCCGAAACGCGGATGCTATGGCATGTGCATCTTGCGGATTCCCGATTTCCTTACCAAAAAGATCAGCGTTTTCCCGGCACCATTTCAAAAGGTTGTTAAACTCAAACACTTCGCCCGATGGGGCCTGTATCTTCCAGTATTTTGCCGTCACGTTGGTGTCAAACGGTCCAGCAAGGGGGCTTATCTGCGATGCCGGAGTTCCCTTTTTTAAATTGTCGGACGGGTTTTTATTTAACAATCTCTCCCGAGCTTCAGGACTCCATTTGAATTTTATTCCCCTGTGTATTAGCGACGCCTGCTTTGCTTTGCATTCTGATGATCCGCAAGTGCTTGTTGTGTCCGACAGATATCGGCGAAACTCTTTTCCGCAGATAGGGCAGTTTTCAACTACCGGCGGAGGTGATCGATGAACTTCTTTTCGTCTCGGATGGTAGTTGGAATCATAAGACCATGCAAAACCCTTGACGAGGTGTGAGTATTCGGCGCAATCCCGGTTTTGTATAAGAGTTTTGCTGATTGAGGCGGCGGTAACCCTGTGCTCAGCCGCCGCTGCTGCTATCGAGCCGTATACACCAACACATTCTTTGCTGTCAACGTCGTATTTATATATATTCTTTGGCTTTGTCAAATTACCGGATTCTCCTTTCCACACTCCCATGACTCGCCGAACTTAATTTCATGGGCCTTCGCATAAGCGTCAAAAAACTCTTGATCAGCGCATGGCGCCAGTTCCCTGTGTAATTCTTCCCGTAATTCATCATTCATCAAATTGACGGCTACGTCAAAATCAATCTCTATTCCATGTTTATTAATTATAGTATTTCTCATAAAATCCTCCATTCTGCAATTAAGCACTTGCGATAATGCGTAGCAATTCTGCAAAGTCATGTTACTTATTTTATACTCTCCACTCTCGTACTTTTGAATAGTCCTAAGATTGACGCCACTCATACTTGCGAGTTCTGCTTGTTTAAATCCGTTGATGTTTCGATAATGTTTCAGTTTGTTTTTCATAACTTTTTCCTTTCTTATGCAGTGCAGTCACCATGGCACCAGCCTCCACAAAGGCGGCACTTGCCGGTTTCATCAAATCTTGATTTTGCAGCGGATACCATCTTTACCGGTGCGCCAGCATTGATTACGCGATAAGCTGTGTAAACTTCGATTGTTTTAGTTTTTGCATCATACGAACCATTAACCGTCTTACATCCTGCATAATTGTTCTTGTATTCGGAGTAGAGCATTCTTACAACTCCACTTGCCGCCTTTTTTTCTTCCATCTCAACGTTGGTCTTTTCGGTTCTCCAGCTTCTCTTTAAGCACTCCGCAAAGGTTTTTTCGTTGATTGTGTTTTTGCTTGTGTTGTAGTTCTTCCACGCTCTTTTCATAATCTCACTTAAGTTGTACTTTTTCATCTTTGTTTCCTCCGGTTCTTTATCTTATATACTTATTATACGCCTATATAGTCGTAAAGTCAAGAGGTTTTTACAGATATTTCAAACTTTTTCACGCTTACCCTTAGCTATTTTGGCGAACCGCTCTGGATAAGTTTCTTTGTACCATTCGAGAAAAGGCCCGTGCAGTTTTTCCTCCCCTGCCTCCCTCGCTGCCTTTGCCTCATCAAACGTGCCGGATGTTCCGAGGGAATACCACTTTCCCTTGAATCCAATTCCTGCACGATACTTCCCGGTCTTTTTATTCAAATACACGCCTTTTGCTCCGGTCGTGTTATTTTTGGGCATTTTCTTTGACATGATTATTGTCACATTCGTGTCATTCACCAAGCCAAATGTCTCGACCGCCCTCATTGATGCCTTTTCGTTTTTTAAACATCCACAACTAAGCACGCGTCCTTTTTCCAAGCCTTGACGTGCAATGACCTTTATTTTATCACAGTCACATTTGCATTCCCACTTGTCTCGATATCCCCGCTCCCCCGTGGACGCCTTTCTTAGCACCGTCAGTCTGCCGAAACGTCTCCCGGTCAGGTCTTGATTGTGTACGACTTTTTTTTCGGCGGCTTTGTGTAATGCTTCTCTATGTAGGCAACCGCATGAGCGTGTATCTCCAATCAGCAGGCTTCTTTCTCTGACATTGACGATGTTTCCGCATTCACACACGCACTGCCAGATTCTTTTGTAATCCTTCGTTTTCTCATTTGCCATCCCAAACACCGTCAGTCTGCCGAATTTTTTGCCTGTCAAATCATTTTTGCAGTTTTGGGGATGCTTGATAATTTCATTCATTACTTTTATCCCTCGCTATTGTATATGACTGCGATATCAGCAATTTCAATTTCACCATCCACGACTCTTCCAGGCGCCGAAAACGGGTATACGGAAAGGTCAATAGTGCATTCGCCATCGCCCGTCATATTGTTTCCGGTTCTTCCGTCAACTGCATTCGCGCCGTCAAGAAGCATCTCCTGTTCCTCTGTCCTTAAACTCCCCCATGCCGAGCCTATATAATTCTTCTTGATCTCTCGCACAAGACTGCTCGTATCGAGAAAATCCTCCATGCGACATCCCAGTGCCAGCGCAAGCTTGTACAACTTTTCGCCCGACATTCCCTCGATGCGTTTCTGGCCTTGTTCAATGTTACGAATTAACGAATAAGATATCCCCGTTGCTTCCGCAAGTCCGGACTGGGAGTACCCGGCCCGGACTCTGAATTCTTGTAATTTCATATTACACCCCAACCGTTCCATGGGTGTAATTATTGGTTGCGCGATCATAATTTGTAGCGAAATACTTATAACCGATCAAACTGGCACTGTAAAATGTGATTTCGATGTCTTTCATGTTTCTTCCAGTTGCTTTCTTAACAATTCTTTTCATCTCGGTAATTTCTTTTGCTGTTGGTGTTCTCATAGTTTTATTCTCCTTTTATTGTGTGTTTTGTGCTCCTTAACTTAATACTAGTATAACACTATAGTGTTAGAATGTCAAGGGGTTTTTACAAATATTTTAAACTTTTGTATCACGAGAGAGGAAAAAGATAATAAGCTAAAACCAAGACATGGGAAACCGTGTCATTTCTATTCGGTCGCACAAATAGCTATCGACAATTTTGCGACTTGGAGCGTGTTTGATATTGTTGCAAAAACTAAACATAGCTAAAACCAGTGATTAAGTTCACTGGCTTTATTGTGAATTGTTATACTTGTTGTAAAAGATTCTTTATTCTGCTCCATTCTTCCCAGAGTGCTTCATCAAATATAACCCCATCATCCCGATTCATTACACGTGGCATAACAATAGATTCAGTGTCATCAATAAATTTGTTCACTCTATTCCTCTTTCCGTTATCGGTTTTGAGTTTTTTTATTTCACTTAATTCACGCGTATAACTTCGCCACAATGCTTGCGACAATATCTGATCTTCGTTTCCTCTGAAATAATTTATTTTTCGCCGGATTAGCGATGTGTCGATTATCCCTGCGCTTTCTGCCTGCAATAATGTGTAAGCTATTCGCGTTCCGGATTCCATTCTTGATATTACAGTTTCTAAATTATTGGATGTTGAACAAATTGTATAGCAATCTGTCAGAATTTCAATATCCCTTTCAGCTTGATCTAAGGTGTACGCTGAGCGCATTTGAGAATACACTTCTTCCGGGACGTTTGCCTTGACTTCAAATGTTATGTTGCCCGACGGACTTTGAATTATGTCATGCAAACTGTTTGCCTGATTATTTAAATTTACTAATTCAGATTGTATATGTCTTTGTTGTGTGCGAGGCGCTCGCTTGCTTCTCCACCGCACCATGGGTATAAGTCCGGTCATTCCCGCCAGCAAAACTATGATGCCTATCCAATTGAGTCCGTTCATGTCATTTGTAAAAATAATAACAGCTACTAACGCACATATCAAGAACCAGATAAATCCAAGTATTTTAAGAATCATTATTCCTATTTTCTTAAGCATCATATTTCCTCCATTTTCAAAAAGCCAGCAAATTTAATTGCTGGCTTTTGGTTGTTAAATCCCCCTATTGCGCTGTATTTATCGCGTTTGCCATTTCAGTGGCCTGTTTCTTAATTCTATCTTCGTCATATTGATCTATTTGGTTCATGAGTGCCGTCTTGAATTGCTCCGGCTTTGCGATTGATCTATATGGATAAATTCCAGAGGATGTTGTAATAACTATATTTCCATATCCGAGTATCTTTCCGAGCAGTCCGTTATTAACGGCAACATTGTTGATTTTACTAAGCGGGGAATCCATTGATTTTGTTTTAATTAAACCACGCTTACCGATTATGCGTTTGTTGGAAAACCCCAATTCAGTGGTTAATACATTGATTAGTGGTCGGCAGATGACGAGAAATGCTAAGAACAAAAGAATTAATGCGCCGGATATATCTGACCTGCCTACGTCAAATGCTAATAATACAAAGAAGGCAGCCACGGCCCCGGGGGCTATGAGCGACACCCAGTGCGCCCCTGTTTCTAACATTACATTTTCCTTTTGGTTTTGATTAACCGACTTTTTAATGTAGTTTCCCATGATTTTTATCCCCTTTTCTTTTGATAAAATTATTATATGGCAGATTGTGTAAAATTGCAATCGGAAAAATATTTTAGGTTTCTGAAAAAAATATCTTGACATAATCATTAAGTGGTGATATTATGGTTATATTAAAGGAGGTGATGATTTGTCCCCAAGAGAAAAACAAAACACAGAAAGAATGTATGTATTCCTTCCACCCGACATCGTGGATAGTTTAAGAAAGGAAGCTGAATACAAGGGAACTACTGTAAGCGGTCTTATAAGAATGATAGTACTGGAGCACGAAAACAAAAAGAAATAGAATGCAGCCCCTCGTCAAAGTCGCAAACATCCTATTTCCATGTACGAGATTTCTCTCATAGACATTATAACATGAGCAGAAATCTCTTTCAAGAACAAAATCAAGAGGAGGTTTTTTAATGCAAGAAAATATTATTCAAATCGGAAACGCAGAGGTATTAATGAAGGAATATAGCGGGCAGAGAGTCGTGACTTTCAAGGATATAGACATGGCCCATGAAAGAAAAGAAGGAACAGCAAAATATGATTTTAATCACAACAGGAAACACTTCGTAGAGGGTATAGATTATTACAAAGCTCCTAAAAATGAATTGGGATGGAATTTCCAACTCAATTCAAAAGTAGGAAATCCAAAACTTCCAATAACCCTAATCACCCAATCCGGCTACCTCATGATAGTAAAATCCTTCACCGATGAACTATCATGGAAAATCCAACGCCAGCTTGTGGATAACTATTTTAACCCGCAGCCACAGCAAGCAGTAATCGCGACAACACAAACACAGCTGCCGGCAAACAATATATACGACGGACTCCGCCTGATGCTGGACAAGCTTCAGGAGCACGATAGTGACATTGTAGCGTTGAAGAAAGAAGTGAGGGAACTTGCGACTGGCAAGCCGAAGGAAATCATCGTCGAGCCTGATCCGGCCTATTACCTCGAAGCAACAAATTGTTCCGTCTCTAAAAATATCTACACAATAACTTCCATTGCCGAAGCATTCGGAATGAGCGCGCGCACACTTAACAAATATTTATATGCGCAGGGAGTTACCTGCCCACACAATGGCGGATGGGATATCAACAAGAAGATGGGCAAGGAAAGCTATGTGATACTTAAGGACGGCACCTTCAGCAAGCGCGACGGCGAAAAACAGGTTACAACGCTAACGTTTTGGACTTACGAGGGAATGGTATTCTTGTGCGAGTATTTAAAGGCGCACGGATTCACCCAGAGCCGGAGCATAATCAAGTATGATCGCCATGCAAAACGGAAAAAGGGAACAAAAAAGGCAAAGACGAAGAAAAAAGTCAATAAAGCAAATAAGAAGGGATGAAGGGAGATATTATCATGGCAGAACATAAGGAGTACATCAAGTTAATTATGGAAATATTAGAGAGAACTAATAATGTGACACTGACAAGGTGCGCGTACTACTTTGTAAGAAGCATGTGCGGAGGAGGTAAAAAATTATGACCGAACGCGAAACGTATATTAAATCAATCGTGGATTACTTAGAAAGAATTGGCAGTGATACTTTTGTGAGGCGCGTATATACTCTCGTGAAAAGCGTATACACACAGAAGAGCAGTAAGGCGTCATGAAAAATAAGAGCGAAGCGAAAGGAGACAAAATGACAAGGACGGAAAAATTAGAACTGGAAAATCTGGTGTTAAGAAATATTCTGGATTGCATTTCAGAAAGTCTTGACGAATTAAAGAGCGCTGATTACGACAAAAACGGATATATTCTTTTTGCTGGTAGGGTAACGGCACACATTGAAAAGTATCCCGACTGCGCCAAATTCGCCCTTGATAATGGGTATACCCTGGATTATAGAAATTCTGCCTTTTTTAAGAATCAGCCGGACGGTCTGCCCGTTGTGCTGTATCCGGCAAACGCTGGCAAGAGAAAAATGAAATAGATTCAGGCACAAGGGACTTCCTTAATGTAGGAGGTTCCTTTTTTATTGCATTTTTCTAACGCTTTTCCTAAGTTTTATAAGCATTATTCAAATGCTTTTCTTTCCCCGAAATCCATTAAAATTAACACATTAGGAACGAACGTGACAGGAGGTTTCAACGTGATTAACAAATTAGACGAAGCCTTGACAGATTTAACAGAAATGACGCTTGACGCAATCAAAGAAGCCAAAGAAAAGAAACATTTCAGCAAGGATTTTATTGAAGCTGCATGCATTGTTTTGTCAATGAGCTACGGGAGGTTTGGAGATGATAAGTAACTTAATTCAACCACCGGCACCCAAGAACGCACCGGCCGGCAAAAAGAAAGAAGTCGATAGTCGTTCAGTCACTGCCGAAAACTGTGCTAGGCTCTTTGTGAATGGGATGGGTGACGCGCAGCGAGAGCGATTTAAGCTAATGCTGCAAAGTGGTATTCAGTGCGGCGAGAGCGTTGCCAGAAGTTACGGCGTGCCGCTGAATGACTTTGTAGCGGAGGTGCGGAAAATTATATGAACGAAAAACAATTCATTGAGCGGCTGATGCGGATCGGATACAAAGAGGCAGAAGCGGAGGATATGTTTGATTTTTACTTATCTATTGATTGCGCGGACAATCTAAATGTTTTGGCATTGATTGGAGAATTATCTATGGGATTACAGGAGGGGCATGAATGAATTATTCTTTTGAAAATGGAACCATAAACAGTTATCCCACACGCGTTATAGCCGGGAGGGACATTCTGGAATTTCAATCAAATCAGCAGGTTTTGATCGGTCATACACTTGATTACTGCAATGAACTTGAAGCAACGCTAAACGAGGCCATAACCAAGGCAGAAGGTTTTTATAATCGTCTCGTGGAGCTGGGCGACATTGTACCGCCGAAATCAGCAGAAGAGCTATTACAGGAACAGGCGATACAACAGCAGGAAATCAATGCAACCCTTTTGGCTACTATTCAAAAGTTATCCGACAAAATAACCAAGATGGAGGAAAAAGATGGACTTAAATTCATTGGTGAGAACAGTGAGCAAGGTGAGCAAAAACGCAGCAGCAAAGATACAGTCAAATCCCGAAAGCAAACAGATGCTTGATCAGGCGATCCAAGGCGCAAAGCAGTTTGGAAGCAGCGAAGAGGGATTGTATAGGGCCATTGATGCCGTTGGTGGTGCGCCTATGGTCAACAGGATATCGACTATACTTGATCGCAATCCAGCTGTGAAAATTGCCGTTAGCGGAATTTTATCCAGCAATGGTTTGAGCATCAATAAAATCAAGGACAGGTTTGGCGAACCCCGACGCGATCAATCTCCATCTAATCAAAGGGCAAATCAGACATTGCCCACGCGGCAAGCAAGCACTCCGGTAAATTCGTATCGCGAAAAGCTAGATAGGATGAAATAAAATCAATGTTTATAGGCTTTTGCCTTTAACATAAAAAATTATGAAAGGAGATAAAAACATGGCAAGTTATAGTATTGAAAATGACAGCATCGGCGGCGGTGGATTAGGCGGCTTGGGATTTGGTGGTGGTGGAATTGGATTCCTGATCATCATCCTTCTGTTTTTCGCTTGTTTCTCTGGCGGCGGATTGTTCGGTGGACGTTGCGGCGAAGGGCATAACCATGATCGCGACTTCGACGAAGTTCGGAGCCGGTTGACTAATCCCTGTGGCTGCGTAAGCAACTGTCAGATTGATAAGGATGTTGTAACGTCCAGGGATGCCGGTATTATCGAGCAGAACAAAATTTACGAAAAGAATCTGGAAAGAAAGCTGATCGAGAAAGACATGGTTATCCAAGAGCAGAAGAATCAGCTGTTTGTTAGCGGTATGTTTGCAGAGCTTCAGGAGAATTTGAACGCTAAATTCGGCTGTCTGGAAAAGGAGATCGAGCGTAAACCAAACGCAGTGCCGCATTTTGTAAAAACGGTCGATTCTTGTGTACAGCCACAAATGAACTGCTTTGATCGATTCCGTGAATTTAACGGGCGCGATAGAGGCAGGGATGATGATTGCGGTTGGTGCTAATATCTAAAACAATAATTCGTTTTGCCGTCGTAAAGGCTTTACAGGGCGGCGAAATGTCGCTCTGTTTTTTAGGAGGTGAATAAATGCCACTGCTTCAAGTTTTGGTACTGTTATATGCCGGGACACTAATCGAGAATCCGGAAAAAAGGAAGAAATTTATTGGAATCATAAACGACACAAGCGTAAGTATTGAAAAAGCTGTGAATGGATTCATGGGCAAAGGCGGTGTTGCGGATGAGCCGACAGTGGTTTCGGGCGAGGAAACAACCGATTACCGATAACGAGATTGCTATACGCAGCTCTGTAGGGGCTTGGTGGGGATCTCTTTTGACTGCCGCAATTCTAACCGTCGCGGTGAATAATCTATTGATCAACATGAGAACCCTCGAATTGACAAAAGAAAATCTGGAAAATACCAGACGCAATGCTTCAAATACTGCCGAGATGATTGAACAACTTAAACAGATAAATCAAAAAATTTAAAGGAGAACTTAAAAATGAGCGCATGCAAGAACTGCTTCACAAAGCTTGTATCAACTGCTATTGCTGTAGTTGGCACAAATTTGCAAATCACTGTAACCGGCCCCACAGCCTTGGAACCAAGTACAAAATACTGCCTGGTGTTAACATCCCCGCTGCCGGAGGCCGGAGAAAGCCTTCCTGTTACAATATTGTTGTCAGGGGAAACGGTTGCTATCCCGCTGCTTAAGACTGTTTGCAGAATCACAACGAGCTGCGGAAAAACAGCACAATGCACGTTCGGCGATCAGGAATTCGGAATCGATCTGCCGGAGCGTGGCCGGACAAGAATCCCGCTGTATCTGAATAACAACATGGCCGATTTCTTCGATCTCCGTGGAGTAGAACATTTGCGCAGATGCCGGGAGGTGTAAGCTATGTACACGCAGAAATATATCGAAAAATTAGATATGGCCATTGACGAATTGGTTAGGTCGGAGTCCAAAGGGCTTACCAAGGCGGAACACGATCTGCACGTGTTGCTCGAAAACAGAAAGCATATCGAGAGATGGAAAGAGATGCAGAGCGGCACACATAAAGAGATGATGGACGGCAACCCGCGGACATCTTATTTCTAGGGAGGTAGAAAAATGGTCAATAAAGCCGACTGCATAAGACAGATTCAAAACACTGTGAATTATCTGTATGCGTTTGAGGAGTTTGAAAATACAGCATTTGTCAAGGCTCTGTCCATGGGCATCCAGGGGAAAAAGCGGGAAGCGCGCATGGAAGGTACCAAGGACGAAAATATCCGAAAATACCTGCAATCAGAAGCCTTTGACTTGTTCGAGGTTGAGATTTATCCCCAGAAGGTGAACGCGTCGTTTCCGAACGTCAATAGTGTCGAAACATTTCTGGCGGAATATCGGAATGGGCTGTGGGATATGTACTGGAAGATCACGGAGAGCGCGAATATGTTTGCGGCCCCGCTCTGTCTTAGGGACTTAGCCTGTCCGCTATATGAGCGCGCCAGCTGCATTAAGTGTGCCATTGTGGACCTGAATCGCAAGATTAAGAGATATGCCGATATGAAAGCGCAGGGGACCGCCCTGCATGATCTCTACATCTACGAGACAACAGAATACAATAATCACGATGCAGCAGAGAAAAAAGAAGCAAAAATGGGATACAAATATTAACACCAGAATTACCCTTCCCATTGAGCAGATAATAAAAAAGGGGCCGATTGTGGCCCTTTTTCGATATATTAACATAGGTACAGTATTCGATACTATTCAATCGTATAATGATTAATACTGTACCTATAACAAAAATTTAAAACCGCATAGTTTTCGGGTATCGGGATTAACATTAATTTCCTCTATTACTTGTTTCCAAAATGCCCTCTTATGCGAGTTGTCAAGTTTTAAATATAATTCTTTCCAATCGTTGCTAAAGTGTTTCGCAACGGACTTGAGTTTTTTTTGCTTTTTTTCAAGTTCCTTGTTATCACCATTAGAAATAACGGCAGATAATTTTGTGTATTCACTTTCATAATATTCTTCGGATATGCGTCCTTTTTGGTATAGCGTATTCAGGCGATCCATTTCGCCTGTATAAGATTGCAACGATCGTGACGATCTTGGTTTTGTATTCTTCACCACCTCACATTCGATAACTTCATTTCTTAGAGTGTTGCTTACATTATCGAGTAGATATTGTTCCACTGCTTCTTCTCGCAAGGACGCGCCACAGTGATATTTGAACTTGCCGCCACAGTTGTATCTTACGACATGGTGCGTTGTGCCGTTTTTGTTTAGGGTTGTTCGTTGTCTTCCGGAAAACTTGCGGCCACAGATCGGGCAAGTAATTAACGAACTAAAAATATAGACATAGTCACTGCGGGGGTATAATTTTGCCTGCTTTGATTTTTGGAGGATATTATATTGTTCCATTGTCATATATGGCTCGCAGTAAGGGTTTCCATCGGTATCCATACCGGCGTATTTGGGGTTGTGAAAAATTTTGTCTGTCTTATAATAGCTTGGTGCGCCATCGCCGTATTTGTCCGAAATATAATTTGTCGTTCCCCGGATGGAAAAACATGAAAAATAATGCTCTATAGCATCCTCGACTATATGACTCACGTTTGGATCTTTTTTGATATATCCACCTTCGATAATATAACCATAAGGGGCACACATTCCAGTTACACACATTCCCTGTGAACGCTTGTAATCAAATACGGATTTTATGCGTTCGGAAGTGCGGTCGCATTCTGCCTGGTTAACGGAAAGCATAATATTGATCACCATTTGGCCATTGGCGGTTGAAGAGTCATAATTTTCAAAAATCGTTTTCCAATAGCAGTTATGTTTCTTAAGAATCTCTTCTGTAACATTGTAATCATTTATATTTCGAAACCAGCGATCCAGTTTGGTTACAAGAATCATATCTATCTTTTCTTGTTTTACATCTTCCAGAAGTCGTAAAAGCTCTTTTCGGCGAGACATGCTTTTTCTGGCCGAAATTCCCTCGTCGGCATAGACATCCGCTATAGCATAGTTATTTTTGCTTGCATAATCTTTAAGTGCAAGAAGCTGGGCCGGAAGAGAGATACCGCTTATATGCTGTTCCTCGGTACTGACACGGATGTAAATGGCGCATCGTTTTTTTGAATTCATATTTACTCCTTTCAATATTTCGCATAAATGTCGAAACAAGTCGAACCTGTGTTCTATTTTTCTATTGACATGATGTTGGCATGCAGTTATAATATACACATCGGAATATCTGTAAGGTATATTTAGATTGCCGGCAATGAAAGGGGTGTGTATACGTGGATAGTGATCTCAAAAATGAACTGCATGAATTGATTGACAAAATACATAGCGCAAAATTTTTAAAAAACCTCATTAATTTAATAAAAAGCGTTTTAGAGAACGGGAATTAATCCCCGTTCTCTTTTTCTGTCCTATCAATGCAGGCTCTAAATTCTTTGTAGATGAAAGCCCATTGCTCGTCTGAAATAGTTTCTGCTAATTTTATTAACATTTGAATCATATTCTTTCTCTCCAGACTACCGCTCTCCATTATCTTTCCGAAACGTCCATAAGTTTCCTCTTCGAAAGTAAGCTCTTTTTCCATTTTACCCTCGCCAGCTCGAAGCCATATCTCATTTATATCAAATTCGCGACATATATCATTTATGATTCGATCTGTAATTCCAACCTTTCCCGTTTCTATGCCCGCAAGATTCGAACGACTTATGTTTATTCTTTTTGAAAACTCTTCTTGCGTCATATTTTTTTCGCTTCTCAATTTCTTTATTCTATTTATCACGATACTCGCCTCCTTTGTAACTATATAATAACATAAAAAGGAATGTTTGTAAACAACAATATTTAAAAAATAATGTTTGACATAGACAAATATATATGTTATTATGTCTGTAGGGAACAATTTAGGCCAAAAAGAAAGAGAGGTAAGTAAATGGAAAAAAGCGAAAAAATGAAAGAGCGCCTTGGTCAGATCGAAGAAATCCTGAACGAGGTAGACGAATTGTCCGTCGAAGAAAGACGGATGCTACACACCACAATTGCAACAGTTTTCAACCTCCACATTGTGACAAATGATAAAAAAGTGGGATAGGAGGGTAAATGAAAGAATTAATTAAAATCAGTCACGAAAAAAATCAATTGACAGTATCGGCAAGGGAATTACATAACGGATTAGAAATCGATACTAATTTTACAACCTGGTTCAAGAGGATGTGCGAATACGGATTTGTGGAAGAAAAAGACTTTTTTCCAAAAATGGAAGAAAGTACCGGCGGCAGACCATCCACGGATTACGACATTTCTGTTGGCATGGCAAAGGAAATTTGCATGATACAACGCTCTGAACAGGGCAAACAGTATCGTCAGTACTTTCTTAAACTAGAAGATGCCTGGAATACCCCAGAGCAAATCATGGCAAGGGCCTTAAAGATGGCGGATAAGCAGATTAATGGGTTGAAAACCGAAAACATGATTTTATTGGAAGATAATCAGCAGATGAAACCCAAGGCCCTATTTGCCGATGCAGTAGCAACAAGCAGGACATCAATCTTAATTGGCGAACTGGCAAAGATTTTAAAGCAAAACGGCGTGGATACCGGCGAGAAACGATTATTTGAATATTTGCGAAACAACGGTTATTTAATCCGCCGCAAGGGCACTGACCATAATGCGCCCACGCAGCGCAGCATGGAACTGGAGCTTTTCGAAGTCAAGGAAACGGCGGTAACGCATTCAGATGGGCACGTAACTGTTAGTAAAACAACTAAGGTGACTGGCAAGGGACAATTGTATTTTACAAATAAATTCCTCGACGGGAAAGCGGGTTAAGGGATGGATGAAGCAAGGAACTTTATGTCTACGGGAAATGAAATGATGTGCGCCAAAGAAATTGCCGAGGTTTTAGAGAGACGCGGGATTGCAGTAGATGAAATAAGGGGCGTGTTTAAAAGAGTTGAGCAGATGAGAAAAATTAAAAGGTTAAGAGAATGTTTTGACCATATTGCAGGCATTCTGGATGGAACGGATGGATTGGCTAGTGACGATAAATTAATGCTATGCACGACATTTGCCACTGTCTTCAATCTGCATTTAGAGAGCGAAGAGAAATAAGAAAAGGAGAAAAACCATGAAAGTAACAATCAAAGCAACACCTAAAGAAATCGCCGCCCTCATAATTGAATTACAAGGGCGGCAGGTAGTTCCGGTTTACGAAACATTTGCGCCGAAGCTAAAGCTTTCGCTTAATCCGAAAGCCACTCATGATACTGCCGAAGAATCTTAAACATCATTTCAATATTGGAATTCAATACAAATGACAAGAATTCTTCAACGGTTTCATCTGTGAGAGGTAGCCGGATTTGAAGCATCCGTGCATTTAATTCCCTCGACCATTCATCCTGATGTTCTTGGGTGATTGACTGATAGAAATCGTCAAATGATTTCATTGTGATTTCCTCCCTTCTTTTGTACTCGGCATGCCAGTGCCTGTACTTAGATTATAGAAGGACTTGGAGAAAATAGCAACAAGTACAAACCGTGCAACATACAATCAAATAGGGTAAGCAGGGAGGTTAATTGTGGACTTTGAAAAAATTGTATCCATCCTGATAAAGCTTTTAGAAGATCAAGAAGACGCAAAGATAACATACCGTATAATGCCAGCAGATGGCAAGGAAGGGACTTCGGAGGAAACCGCCTGATGGCGGTCGTGATGGACAAGCAAGGGCATTGATTAGCAGTGTATTGATTAGCAAGGGAATGGCAACGCAATGAGATGCGATGGCAAAGCTGCGCGACACAACGCTTAGCAATGGCAGAGCAAGGCGCTACGGGGCATTGATTAGCGAAGGCAAGGCGAAGGGTGACATTGCAAGGGAAACGCAGCGCGTTGCAAAGGCATAGCGCAGGATAACATGGCGGAACATGGCAAGGGCAGAGCAGAGCTCAGCGAGGGAAAGGCAATGAGGTTCAGAGCATAGCAATGGATAGGCAGAGCATGGCGAAGAAGCGCGAGGCAAGGGAAATGCGTGGCTGTGGATAGCAACGGCAAGGCGGGGCCACGGTGGGAATGGCGCGGCAATGGTGAAGCGGGGCGCTACATAGAAATGCAAAGGCAGCGAAAAACGTAGCAAAGGAACACACGGCGAGGGAAAAGCGAGGCGGGGAATAGTGAGGGAAGAGCCAAGCGCAGCGTTACAAAGCACAGCAAAGGCGAAGCTATGCACCGATTGGCAAAGGAAGAGCTAAGCACAACAACGCAAAGGCACGGCACAGGATTCAAAAGCTAAAACATCAAAAAGAAGAGGAGATAAGAAATGAAGGAATTGAAAGTAAGAGTAACATTCACAGAGGAAATTTTAGGAACGGCAAGCAGTGATCCGGAAATTCACAGCACATTTATCGCATCCAATGCACCTGACGCACCGACACGGGCCGAAGAAGTCGCGGCAATCGGAGTTGATGAAGTGATTGAAAAATCAATGACCATCTTCCCGCGCAACAAAGAGGGACATCCCATTATGTGGGATTATCAGGTGAAGGGATTTTTCAAGGACGCCTGCGGCTGCCTGCGAAAAGTGCCCAACTCGGCTTCGTCAAAAATCAAGGCTTATAAAAAGGAAATTGATGGATTGATTTTCGTAAAGGAGCGGATGATACCAATCGTTTTTACCGGAGAAATCGGAAACTGCCAGCGTCCGCTAAGAGGGCAGACAGCGCAGGGCGAACGAATTGCCCTAGCAAACAGCGAGACCATTCCGGCGGGTGCCTACATTGATTTTACAATTTCATGCCTGTGTGATGCACATATCAATGCCGTGAGGGAATGGCTTGATTACGGGGCATTGAGGGGTATGGGACAATGGCGAAATAGTGGGAAGGGCCGTTTCGAGTGGACGGAATTATAAATATAATACCCCGACCGTCAAAAGTCGGAGAAAGAGGGAGATATGCATTTTGTGAAATTAGACACACCGCCACAGCTACACGATCCGGAATACTGCCACATCATCAATGACGGCGCAGTTAATCCATTCATCGTGCGGACTAATCCCGCCCGTGTGCGGCCGGAGAGGGAGCCGGAAGCAATGTCGCCCATTACCGTTAAAATAAATTAAAATCAAGGAGGAAAAACGATGGGTTTCATAGATGCATTATCAAAAGAAGACAGAGTGGAAGTTACATTTACGGATTTTTATAGAATGATGAAAGAGACAACATTATCTGAATTGCTTATGAATGCGGTTAACTGTGATGTACCGCATGAATATATTCGGAACATGGCAACGGGTGTAAAACAGGCGCAGGAGGGTGAAAAATACGAACACCCAGAGTGTTATACACCAGAACAGAATAATCCTTATCCATTGTGTATTGGATTAGGAAAACCAGAGTGTGAGGAATGCCAACTGCGGGCTGGCTGGGAACCAGATGATCCTTATGGGGTAGGAGCGTAAATCAGTTTTTGCAAAAGAGAGGTGACAACAATGGAAAAAGTAATAGCAAGGCTAACCGCGCTGGATTTCGTGACACGGGATGTCGATAAAGATTTTGACAGCGCATTTTGTCAGATCGCAGGTTGGATTAATGAGCATGCAAAATGTGACCCCGGCACCGCCTACACGATTGAAGAGGTGGCGAAACTGTTTGACATACTGTTCAACATGTATCAGGGGCGCGCAGAGGGGAGTAAAGACAATGGGAAACAAATTTGAGGAGCTAAAAACCATAGTGGAATTACTGCGCGAATGGGCAGTTGAACATGGTGAGCAGAGTAATCTGACAGTATTTATCATGGATGACTGGACTAACGTATTTAACGATTTTGAACTGCCAGAGGGAAAACAATTCGACATGAGTATTCGGGACGGGCAGTGGATATACAACAAAACCCCAGCTGCGGAGTCAGCCGGGGAATCGAGTAACTAATTATATTATACACCCTTAATTATAGGGAGAAAGAAGGAAATTGTCAAGATGTCAATGAAAATCAATAAATTTGAGTTTGAAAACGTTAAACGAATCAAGGCGGTAAAAGTTGAGCCTACCGCTAATGGTCTTACCATCATCGGCGGCAATAATAACCAGGGGAAGACTTCTGTGCTGGATGCCATTGCCTGGGCTCTGGGCGGCGACCGTTTCCGGCCATCGCAGGCCGCCAGAGAAGGGTCCGTTATCCCTCCAAACTTACATATCGTCATGAGCAATGGCCTGATTGTGGAGCGCAAAGGTAAGAATGGCGATCTTAAGGTAACAGATCCGAACGGCCAGAAAGGGGGCCAGCAGCTTCTTAATGGATTTATTGAGCAGTTGGCTCTTGATCTTCCCAAATTCATGGGGGCCAGCAGCAAGGAGAAAGCAAATATACTCCTACAGATCGTAGGGGTAGGAAATAAACTTGCAGAGCTGGAGCGCCAAGAAAAAGAAAATTACAGCGAACGGCTTACGATTGGTCAGATTGCCGACCGGAAAAAGAAGTATGCAGAGGAGCAGCCTTATTATCCGGATGCACCGAAGGAACCAGTGGCAGCTTCCGAACTGATCCGACAACAGCAGGAGATTCTGGCCCAGAACGGCGAGAACCAGCGTCTTAGAGAGAATCAGCATCGCTTGGAACAAGAGGCGCAATCCATTATGGAGCAGTTGCAAGCGCTGCTCAAGCGCCAGGAAGAAAACGAGGAAAAGTTGAGGGTGGCCCGGATGTCAGCACTTGACCTTCATGACCAATCTACCGAAGAGTTGGAAAACAATATCGCCAATATTGAAGAGATTAACCGGAAGGTGCGAGGCAATCTTGACAAGGACAAGGCCGAAGAGGACGCAATGGAATACAAGCGGCAATATGATGCCCTTACGGCTGCTATCAACCAGGTGCGGGATGAAAAGATAGCACTCCTGGATAATGCTGATCTACCGCTCCCGGGTTTGTCTGTGGATGATGGGGAACTTATCTATAACGGCCATAAGTGGGACAACATGTCTGGTTCCGATCAGCTTAAGGTTGCGACGGCAATTGTTCGCAAACTAAATCCTGATTGCGGGTTTGTCTTGCTGGATAAGCTTGAGCAGATGGATCTAAACACTCTGGAGGAGTTTGGTAAATGGTTGGAACAGGAGCAGTTACAGGCGATTGCCACCAGGGTAAGTACCGGTGAGGAATGTAGCATTATCATTGAGGACGGATATGTCGCCGGTCAGGAACTGTCAGTGGTTAAGGAAACGAAACAATGGAAGGAAGGGGTATTTTAAATGCAAATCGTAAAAGGTAAAATTCCGAGCGCAAAGAAATGTTGTGTGTACGGCCCCGAAGGTATTGGGAAGTCAACTATTGCTTCCCAGTTCCCGGAACCGCTCTTTATCGACACTGAGGGCAGCACCAAAGATATGGATGTATCCCGAACGCCGACACCAAGTAGCTGGAGTATGTTAATGGAGCAGGTCGGATACGTAAGAGATCATCCGGATGTGTGCAAGACACTTGTTATTGATACGGCAGATTGGGCGGAAATGCTCTGTTCGAACCATGTATGCAGCAATGCCCAGAAGAACAGTATTGAAGAATTTGG